ACATAGATAACCTAAGATATACAGGTTCTTTAGTGTAATATTGTAACCATACTATATTTATAGTTATGGAAAAAGACTTTAAATTATTTGGTGATAAAAACTTCTCTGATTTATCTGAAGAGATATATAATAACACCAAGCTTAAGAAAACTCAAATTGACCTTTTAATTCAAGAGGTGCATGGTTACATACAAGGTATCGAAGATATTGCTATCGTAGGTCCTATTATTAAAGAACTAATGGATGTCGGTATTAAAAATGATGATAACCTTGTTAAACTAGCCACTCTATATCAAAGAATAATGTCCAAACAAACTGTAGATGAAAGTGATGTTGGATTTTTATCTGAAGAAGAAAAAGAACAACTCATGGCTTCTCTTGAAGATGTAGCAGAAGACTTACAGAAGAAGAGAGATGATATAGCTGATAAAGATCCTATAGATATGTCTAAAATAAGACAAAAGTATGGTAACTCATAATGTCTTCAAATAGAGTTTTTGATAATGTAGCAACTAGTGCTATAGAATTTAATTTGGGTTTTGTTAACAAAATTTTTACTAATAATTTTGATTTCAATAATCAAAACGAAGAAAACCAATCGTCTCAGATAATAGAACTAAGACCTTTAAACACTACACTACCAACTATACAAAGAAAAATAAAAGCTAGACCTCTTTTTAGAGGTATTAGTGATTCGATAACAAGAGGTGACATAGTATTATTTTCTTTAATAAAAGAAAAATATTATTATATGGGTCCTCTAAATACATTTAATGAACCTAGTTTTTCACCATCAAATTTTTATAATACCAAGTTAGAAGATAGAGGTTTAAATATAAAAGATAATGTTGATGAAACAACTGGTTATGGAAAAGAATATCCACCAAAGAAATCTAAAAAATTACAAAAGAAACAAAGTGTATTGGATTTATTAAGTAAACAAAATTATGGTATATCAAAACACTCTGATATGTTATTAGAAGGTAGACATGGTAATGCCATACGAATAGGATCTAAAAATATATTTCCTGTATTAAATATAAGTAATAATAATCAAAATATAGAAGAATCATTAAGTAAAGGTTCTTTAATATCATTATTACAAAATGGATCTTTAGAAGAAAACTTTTTTTTAAATAACGAATTTAGGTTATCAGCTGACATAACTACTGATGAAAATGTTTTATTTAAATTAAATCTTGGTAATGATAATGATGAGGAAGTATTTAATTATAATTACGGAGAATTAAATAATACAACAACTTTTGATCAGATAATAATTACATCAGATAAAATAACATTTGATGCTAGAAGTAATCAAGGAGATTTTACTGTATCATCAAATAGAAATATAAACTTTGGTGCTAAAAAGAATTTTACATTAAACAATCAAGGTAGTACAATTATTAATTCTGGTAATATTTATTTAGGAGTACCGGCAAAGTCTAAAGCTGAACCTATGGTTTTGGGTGATAGGTTAAGACAAATACTTTTAGACTTTGCTCAAATACTACAAGATTCAAGAGCATTGGTTCAAGGAGTTCCTATCCCATTGACAGATCAAAACTCATCACCAATGTTTCAAAGAATACAGAGTTTGATAGATGAATTGCAACCAAGAACTGAAACTGATAATGATGATGGTAGTAAAACAATAACAAATGATGGTCCTGAATTTATGAGTCATCATCATTACATAGAAATAAACAATAGGGAACAGAACAATGAAGGTTAATATATTTAAGAAGTTAATAAGAGAAGTAGTAAGAGAAGAGTTAGATTTTAAATTTTCTGCACTTGAAAAAAAGTTAGATGAAGTGTTAGTTAGAAGTAGATCTAATAGTATAGTAGAAGATCAAACAACACAGCTTAACTCGTCTCCAACTAAAAAAACAAATGTTCAGTCACAGGTTCCGACTCCAACATTACCACCTCCTAATAATTTATTAACAAAAGATTCTATTTTAAATGATATTTTAAATGAAACAGCAGCAGCTGGTGATTGGAAAAAAATAAATGAAGAACCACAAGTTCAATCTGTAACAGAAAATACACAAGGATTACCAGACCATTTAGCTAATGCTCTTAACAAAGATTATTCTGATATAATTAAAAAAGTAGATGAAAAGGCAAAGTTTAGAAATGGGACTTAAATCTGATATATATAACGCATTGAAAAAAAATGTTGAACCAAGTAATCCTGCTGATAATTATGAATTTAACGATGGTGGCAAATTAGATACTTTAGCACAAGATTTAACTGATTCTATAGTAAAATGGGTTCAGGCTCAAACATTTACTGTAACCAAATTAAATGCAAGTCAAGGTGCAGTTCCCACAGTTACACCAGTTGGTCCTGGTACAATACCTTTAATTACTGTTAAGGTTGATGATAAAGGTCAAGGCGTAGATAATCCAATAGGTGGTGGTAAGGTAGAATCTATGCAAAGTAAAGTTCAATTAAAAAGGACAGTAGAGGTATAACATGCCAATATTAGATAGAAGAAAAGATAGATTTGTAGAAGACCAAGATAGTAGGGTATCAGTTGGAATAGATTTTCCATTTGCTAGAGTTACTGGCGGTGATGGATTTTTTAAAACTACAAAAACAACTGTAGATGCTATAAAAAATAATATAAAACTTTTATTACAAACTAATCAAGGTGAAAGAGTATTTCAACCAAACTTGGGTATGAATCTAAAACAACTTTTATTTGAACAAATGACAGATGATACTACAATAAAAATAGAAAATAATATTGTTGATGCATTTGAAAGATGGCTTCCTTTTGTAGAATTAAGAAATATAGAAATAAACAATATTGATAGTAATAATCAAGTTACTATAAACATACAATTTAACATAAGAAGAACACCAAATAGTACAGAAGGTGTTCAAGTTACATTTGATGGTGTTGGTGGTGGAGAGTCAACAGCACAAACAACTGGTGGAGCATATTAAAATGGCATATACTGATAAACAAAAATTAATACCAACGAATGTAAACTATACAAGTAAAGATTTTAGTACAATAAAAACTGATTTGATTGAGTATACTAAATCTTACTTTCCTGATACATACAAAGATTTTAACGAAACATCACCTGGTATGATGTTAATAGAACTATCAAGTTATGTAGGTGATGTTCTTTCTTATTATATTGATTACAATTACAAAGAAAACCTTTTATCAACTGCAACCGAAAAAAGAAATGTAAGAAGATTGGCTGAATTTTTAGGGTATAAAACTCCAAACAAAACACCATCTGTTGTCAAATTAAAAGTAGAGACAACGATAAATGCTGATAGTACAACTGGTGAACCACTTTATGGAGAAGCTCCATCTTCAATAGATAGTGGATTACAGATTGCTTCTAATGTAGATTCAGAAATACTTTTTGAAACAACTAATGAAATAGATTTCACATCAAGTGGTTCTGGTGATCCTGATATAAGTGCTCCAATACTTGATAGTAATGGTGAAGCTAGTTCATATACTCTAACAAGATATGTAAGAGCTGTATCGGGTAAAACAAAAACAAAGTCATTTACTATTACAACTCCAACTAAATTTTTAGAATTAGATTTAGGTGAAAACGATGTTATAGAGATATTAAATTGTGAAGATGGTTCAGGACAAAAATGGTATGAAGTTGATTATTTAGCACAAGATAAAATTTTAAAACAAACACATTATTCAGATGATTCTACGAGAGCAACTGCTTATGACCAAGGTGATGCTTCAGATAACACATCAGAAATACCAATTCCATATGTTGTTGAGTATATTAAGACTACTAAAAAATTCGTAACTAAGTTTGATGAGGATACTCAAACTTATAAAACTCAATTTGGTAATGGGTTATTTAGGTTTAGTAACTCTGGCTCAAATGTTGATCCTGTAGAACAAGCTGGTGTGACAATTAATGGAACTAATCTTGCTGATATTCCAAGTGCTTTAGGTGTTGTTACAGGTAATACTCCAAACTTAGGTGAAACTCCAGCAAATACAACATTAACATTTACATATAGAGTTGGTGGTGGAGCTACATCAAATATTCAAGTAGGAGAACTTACATCTATTAATAATACTCCAGCTGGTGTATCGATAAATGTAACTAATGATGAACCTGGAACAGGTGGAACAGATGGTCAAACTGTTGATGAAATTAAAAACAATGCTAGTTCTTTTTTTGCATCTCAAATGAGATGTGTTACTAAAGAGGATTATACGGCAAGAGTATTGAGTTTACCTCAAAAATTTGGTAGTATTGCTAAAGCTTATGTGGAAAGATTAAATGGAGGAGCTCTTTTATTTTCTACTCTTTCTTACAACCAAAATAAACAACTAGTGCAAACACCAGATCTTGTATTACAAAATATAGGAACTTATTTAAATCAATTTAGAATGATAAATGATCAAATTGGTTTTGGTTTTAATCTTAATAATACATTATTTTCTGCTTATATAATTAATTTTGGTGTTCGTTTTATTGTTAATTACGATAGAAGATTCAATCCAACAGAAGTTAAATTAAATGTAATTGAAGTAATAAAAAACTTTTTTAGAGTAGAAAAAATGCAATTTAGACAATCAATAAACATAAGTGATTTACAATATAATATATTGGGATTAGATGGTGTAATTGGTATAAAAGAATTATTATTATTTCAAGATGGTAAACCAGGTGAATATGCAGAGGGTAGAAAATTATACTCCTTTCAAGGTGATGGTGACACAGTATCAGATGGAGATACTGGTTACGGATTTCAATATAATTTTTCAAATGCTAATCAAGGTGATAATGAATTCATACATACAGTAATTAGACCATCTGTATCACCTGCTGTATTTGAATTAAGAAACCCTAACCAAGACATATATGGAAAGGTGATATAATGCATAAATATTTTTTTACAACCAAAGATACTTTTATTAATAGTGGTTCAGACCAAATTACAGGTGAAGATTTTAAAAATAAAAATGTAGGACAAGATGAAATACTTGAATTAAAAAAAGTATTTTTTGACAGAACATTTTCTCATCCAACTCGTGTTCTTCTCCAATTTGATACTGATGAAATAGAAAACTATATTAGTTCATCTGTTTTACCAAATGACTATCAGTTAAATCTTAGACTTTATGAAACAGAGGGAACAAGTGGTTTAAGTGAAGAATATACAATTGCTGCTTATCCACTAAGTCAAGAGTGGGATGAGGGTATTGGTAAAGAAATAGATGTTCCAAAAACAACAGATGGTTGTAGTTGGTTATATAGAAAAAATAGAGATGGTGCTTCTGAAATAAGTTGGACAAATCCTGGTGGTACTTATATAGCTAGTGATGAAACAACACAAGTATTTTCGTCTGAATCACCGGATGTAAATATGAATATAACCACTATGGCTAAAAAATGGTTTGGTGGTGTAAATGATAACTATGGTATGTTAGTGAGAATATCTGGCAGTAGAGAAACATCAAGTGGTAGTTTTGAAGATATTAAATTTTTCTCAAGACAAACTAATACAATATACTCTCCTAAGATAGAATTAAAGTGGGATGACCATTTACCAGCAACAGGTTCTAATACGGGTAGCTTGACCACCTTAGATGTTTCTGGTAATAGTGAGAACTACCTATACCCAATCCACTTACGAGAAGCGTATAAAGAAAACGAAACTGTAAAATTTAGATTTGGTGCTCGTAAAAGATACATACAAAAATCATTTACAACATCAGTTCAAACTATAAGTGGTAGTTTTATACCACATGGAAAAGGTTCTTATTCTATTGTAGATATGGCAACAAATGAATCAGTTGTTCCATTTAGTGCTTATACAACAATGAGTTGTGATACAACTTCTAACTATTTTAAACAAGACCTAAATTCCTTTGAACCTAATCGTGCTTATAAAATTTTGATAAAAGTTAATCATGATGATGGTCAAGAAATAATATATGATAATGATTTTGAATTTATACTGAGGACTTAGTAATGGCTAATTATGGAAATAATGATCCCGAAATCATTAATAATCCTATTGTAGAAGTTGCTTTACAGGCTAAAGAAAACGATAATTTTTATTTTAAAAATAATTCAGAAGAGCAATATATAGGTTTATATCACAAACATGAAGATGGTACTTTGATGATTGGTAGAGGTGTATTAGGTGTCAATCACGAATTAATTTCCGATGAAATAATATTTCAAAAATTTGGTTATCAAGATTTACAACAAACTCGTGAAAGAGTAAGTGATATTTTTTACAAAATATGGTTTCAATCAAATACTCTTTCAGACAACGAATTATTTTCTTTACAAACAACCATTCGTGATGGTAAAAAACAAACAGGTCGTGAAGAAGACGAGCCTCTTGTATTTTATAAAAAAGATAGAAACACATTAGAAAATAGAAAAGATTTACAAGGTGATATTTTTGAGGACATGTGTCAATATATTTTTGATAACGATATTGTTGAATTGGATGATTTGTTTTCTATTGAAGTAAGCCAAGGACCAGTATTTGATGGTGAAGATGTTTTCATATACACAATGAATTTTGATACTGATAGATTTAAAATAGTAATTGCTCAAAAAATAGGTACTACCTTTACAGATATATTAAATCTAAGTCAATTAACAAAACCAAAATTTGGAAACAAAATAGATCCTAATAAAGCTAGTGAAATATTAGATACAAATATTTTTGAATTACTACCAAACCAAACAACTCGTCAAGATAGAATAAATGATTTCTTTAGAGAGTTTGATACACTAATAGGACCAACACCAAGTTTTCAAGATGTAGATGATGATGGTATTGGGGAACAAGCAACAAATTATGAAACAGACGAACAATCTCGTATTAGTTATGAAAATCAAATAAATGCTTATATAACTAGACTAATTTCCCAATCAGAAGGTAATACTAATAATCAAGGTAAAACTCTTGAAGATATGAGAAATCGTCTTAATACTTATCTTTTAGATGCTGATAATATAGTAGAAGAGGTTAGAGATGATAGACCTGAATATGAAAATAAATCAACTGGATTTTTAAAAATAAGAAAACCAAACCAATCAATTATAATAAGGTCACCTGGTGATGATGATTTAGAATTCCAAAAAATAAATTCTGATACTGGTAAACCAAGTTATTTGGAAGATGGTTTTACAATAACAATGTGGGTAAGGTTTGTTAACAAAACTTCGGAGGGAACTCTTTTTAATTTTGGTAATCCAAATGAAATAGATGGTAATGGATTTAGATTAGAAACAAATATTACTCAAGATAGTAATGGTAAATATCGTAGAACAGTAAGGTTGGTGGTAAAAGATGATTTTATTAGAGATAATCATTATGGTTTTACACT